GACCGGCGCTGCTATATGCTCTACGTGTACGAGGGCGTTTCATACAACGGCACGCTCTACGACCTGAGCGCGCCCTCCGCCACGTATGCCGTCAAGACACCCGGCTCCGCGTCCACCTCGGACATCCGCGCCATGGCGCAGCGGAACGCCTACAGCCCGCAGTACGACACCTACGCCTTCAACGGGCGGCAGCTTCCCGACACCAACGGCACCGAGCTAATCGTCCCGCCGTTTAAGTACAACAATGTGGGCTCCCTCGGCGGGCATATCGGCGGCTACGTCCTCGACGCCAGCGGGATCCCGTGGTACGGCGACGACGCCACGCACAACTTCGACACGGCCGCACGAACCGCGATGTATGACCTGCTCGTTGCCGACTACGACGGCTCGCCGGACGTGGCCCCGGGCAACGGGACGCCCCACACGCTGCTCCTGTACGTCCGGTGTGACTCGGACCTGCCGGACCCCACGGCGGGCGACACACGGCCGGACTGGGCGGCATCCACGGCCTACGCCCTCTCGGCCGAGATTCGGCCCGGCGGGACGGCCGCGTTCACCCACGACCTCGCGTTTCGTGTTACCGTGGCGGGCACCTCGGGGATCGTTTCCGCCGAGCCCGACTGGGACAGCATCTCAACGATTGGGGACACGCTGACCGATAATGGTATTACTTGGATGGCGGTAACACGCAGCCGCGTGCTGCAACAAAATGTTTATCTACTCGCGGCGCATGCAAGCTGCGAAACCGTATAAGGAATTTGTACCTTGGCTAAGACAATCGGCGAACTAAACGGGTGGAACAAGCTGGCGTTCCGCGTAACTATTTTCGGGGGCCCGGCGCTTACGCTTCTGGCCATCCCATTCCTTACGGTGGTCGCGTGGCCGTGGATCACCGGCGTGAACACGGCGGTGGCGGGGGTACCCCACAAGCTGGACATTGACACCTATCGCGTGGAGGAATCCGAACAGAGCAGGGGGCTTCGAAGTTACTCCGACGACATCGCGGCGGAGATTAAGCTGGAACTCAAGGACGCACGCCTAGAGATCAACGGGAAACTCGACCGGCTGATTTGGGAGGCGCGGGCGGATAACCAGACGGGGGGTGCAGCGAGGCAATGAACCGGCCAGTACCGGGTGAACTCGGGGAAGCCCCACGTGGGTAATCCCGAGCCGAGCCGTCGAGGAATCGGCGGAAGGTGTAGAGACTAGGACGTACCGGCCAGAACGGTCGATGATGGTCCCAAGAGCGCCCGGCGGTTTACGAACCGAAGAGATAGTCCGACACCCCGAGCAATCGGGGGGTGCGAATTAAAAAACGCACGTAACAAGATAGCGGTCAATTTGTATGGCGACTGGTCAAAGCTATGACACTAAGTTTATCAAAACCCGTCCGCGAGATTGTCAAACTTCGCACGCTTCACCGGCGTGCGAAGTTGTGGCATATCGAGCGCACGGATGGAACCGACCTGTACTACACCGACCACAACGCGCCGATCGCGTTTGGTGGCGAGGACTACCTGCCCTCGTCCGGTGGGTCGCACACGGCGATCGAGCACCAGTCGGTGCTCCGCCCGGCCAATATGGACATGATCGGGTTCATCGACGACGCGGCCATCACGCACGAGGACCTGCGGGCGGGCCTGTACGACAACTCCACAGTCACGGTCTACATCGTAGACTGGCTTTACCCGTGGCTCGGCGAACTGAAGAAGGAGATTTACCTCCTTCAGGACCTCGACTACGGGCGGAACACGTGGACGGCGACCCTCGTTAGCTTCACCGATAAGCTGCTTCAGAAAAAGGGGCGGGTGCTTACCCGGAACTGCTCGGCGGACCTTGGCGACAACCACTGCACGGTTGACCTTACGCCGCTCCGACGTACCGGCAGCATCGACGCGGTGACGCGGCAGGGGCGGCGGTTCCGATCGGTGGACCTTTCCTCGGACTTCTCCGGCAACCTCACCGTCGAGGCGGACGGCGTGACCCGCAGGCTGGATGGGTGGTTCTCCTTCGGCAAGCTGACGTGGACCAGCGGGGCCAACGACGGCCTCTCCTACGTGGTCAAGTCGTACACCGAAACGGCCGGGGGCATTGCCCGGGTCAACCTGTGGCTCTCCACGGCCTACCCGATGGTGGCGGGGGACGCCTTCGTCTGTGAGCCCGGGTGTAACAAGCGGGCCACGACGTGCAGGACAAAGTTCATCGACCCCGTGGCCCTCACCGTGAACAACATCAAAAACTTTCAGGGATTCCCACACGTGCCCGGCACCGATGGGGCGTCCCTCTCACCGAACGCTAAATAATGCCGCTACCCACGGACACCAGGGTAACCCGGGCGCAGATCGTGGGGGCGGCGCGCGCCTATGTCGGGTCCGTGTACGTCCACAACGGGCGGGTCAGGGGCGCGGGTATCGACTGCGCCGGGCTGCTGTGCCTCATGGGCGACGACCTGAACCTGCCGTACAAGGACATCGGGGTTTATCCCCGGGCCCCGGACGGGCACAGCTTCGAGAAGATGTGCGATGGGAACATGCACGCCATCCCCGTGGCGGAGGCGGGCATGGGGGACGTGCTCGGCTTCTGGTACGCCAAGCGGAACCTGTTCACGCACGTGGGTGTTGCGACGCCCCTCGGGATGGTTCATACTTACGCGAACGGCGGGGTTTGTGTAGAGGGGTCCCTCGGGAAGTTTTGGGAGAAACGCCTAATGCTGGCGTGGCGCTTCCCCGGTGTCGTCGAGGCCGACGGCCCGATCCCATACTACCCACCCGAAGATTTAATTGTGCCGCCTTGGGCCAAGGAGGGCTGCTGTGGCTAGTATCGCATTGGGTGTAATGCTGAGTTCGTCGATGGGTGGTATTGCCGCAGGCGGGATGTTCGGTATCGCCTCGCTTACCGGCGCGGCCGTCGGCGGGATGCTCGGTGCCTCCATCGGCGGCATGATCGACAACGCCTTCCTCATGCCCGCCATCTTCGGGACGCCCCACCAGAGCACGTCCGGCCCACGCCTCGAATCCCTCAAGGTGAACGGATTTAATGAGGGCGAGCCCATGCCGTACTACATCGGCCCTTGGAATCGCGGCGGCTGTTTCCTGTTCTACATCAGCAATCTTAAAGAGGTGAAGCAGAAAACTTCATCCGGTGGTGGTGGTGGCAAGGGTGGCGGCGGCGGCGGGGGTTCCACATCGATCTCATACAGCTACTTCGTGGATATCGCGGTTGGTATCGGTGACGCTTGGCAGGACGGGGCGCACAGCAGCTACACGAGGCTGTGGGGCGACGCCAAAGAAATCCTCGTTAATAACGAGAAGATCCATATTCAATCGGTGAAGCTGCGTATCGTGAAACGTAAGAAGCTGCTTCTCCTGCGGTCGCCCCCCGGTGGCCCCGACCTGCGCAAACTCAAGCCCGGCGTCCGTGCGACGCTCGCCGGTTGGGATAACGCCGAGAACAACGGCGAGTTCCGGCTGCGGGCCACAAAGAAGTTTGCCGGAAGCGGTACCACGCAGGCACGCTTCGGCAACCCCGCCAATGACACCGTGACCGAGAAGCCCGGGAACTTCACGACGGTGGACATGGAGCTACCGGAGGACGAGAACCAGCGGGCCGAAAGCATCACGTTCTTTGATGGGAAGTCCGATCAGGAGCCGTGGTCCATCATGCAGGCAAAGAAGGGCGCAACGAGTACCCCGGCCTACCGTGGCACCGCCTACATCGGCGTCGAGCAGCTTGCGATTGCCGACTACGGCAACCGCGTTCCCAACTTCACGGTTGAGCCCCGCGTCAAAGCCGTGGAGACAATCGCCGGGGCACTTGAGAAGCTGTTTGACCGCGCGGAACTCCCCAACGCCACGTACCTCGACACGCGGCGGGTGCGGGGCCGTATGCTCGGCATCACGGCGGCGGGCCTGCAGGACACACGCTCCCTCGTGGTCCCGCTTATGCAGGCGCACAACCTCCGGGCCCGCGTCAGCAACGGCAAGGTAATCATGTTCGAACGGGGCAACGAGGACCGGATGGCCGTACCCGAGGCCGACCTCGGCGGGAACATCGGGGACACGGCACCGGGCGAGCCCTTCGGGGTCCACCGGTACTCCAGCCGGTCACTGCCGGACGAGGTGGCCCTGAGCTACATCGACCGGAACCGGGGGTATCAGCGGGCCACGGTGTCGGCGCGTAATGCGCTGGCGGTTACCACCAACAAGGAGGAGGTTTCCTTCCCCGTGACCCTGACCTCGGTTCAGGCGGTGCGGGCCGCAGAGTATATGGTCTATTCGCGGACCGCCGAGCAGAACGAGGTTACTTTTAAGCTGCCCCCGTCGTACCTCGATATTGAGGAAACCGATGTCTTGGACGTGACGTTTGCGGGCATCGTGTATCCGGTGCGTGTCACGAACGTGACCCGGGGCGCTAACGACGTGATCGAATGCAAGGGCATCATCCAAGGCGATGACATCGTGGACCTGCAGGACGACTGCTTCGGGTCGGACGAGGGCGACCCGCCGGAAACCCCGACGCCATACTACCCGCCCCCGCTTCAGCTTTACATCCTCGACATCCCCGCACTCAAGCCCCTGCACGTGCGCACGCCCGGCTTCTACGTGGCGGTTGCGGCGGAGGACCCCACGGTTGACTTCCGGGGATGCGGCGTCATGGGCAGCACGAACAACACCACGTTTAATCAGTTCATGACTATCGGCACCGAGACAACGATGGGCGAGGTGGAGGTTCCCCTGACCGGCACGGAGGACCTCGCAAACACGTGGGACGAGGTGAGCGAGGTTTATGTGACGATGCTCGCGGGCGAGCTTGAAAGCCACACGGAGGACGAGGTGCTCGCCGGGTTTAATGTGGCGATGATTGGCAACGAGATTGTGGCGTTCAAGAACGCGGTCCTGCAGGACACGGGGGTTTATCTTCTCACCGGTTTGATGCGGGGCCTGCGTGACACGTTCCACGAAATCACCACACACGTGGAGGACGAACGGTTTATTCTGCTGTCCGACGACTCGCTCACGTGGGTGGAGAAGCCGTTTTCCGCGATCGGTCAGGAGCGATACTTCAAGGCCGTACCCACCAGCGCGCTTGAAACAGACTTCGACTCGTTCTACGGGTTCAACAACACGGTTACCACGCCGGACCCCTCACCGCCGAGCCCGACGCTTACCTCCTACAAGGCGAACACGCTGCGGGCGTTCGCGCCGTCGGGCGTGTACGTGAACTACGACGCGGGCGGCAACGCGAACATTGGCTGGACCTACACGAGCCGGGAACTCACCTCGTCCGTGGTCGCCGGTGGTACCGGGTTCGTCGGGAACCAGAATCAGGAGGATTACGAGATCGACGTTTACGACGACGCCGGGCTCGTGTTTCACCGCACCATTGCCGTGGCGGGCAGTCCGAACACGAACGCCGACGACACCAACGGCTCGGTTGTTACACTCACGGGCAACGGCACGGGCGGCACCGCGATTTATAAGGCGGTAGATCAGGCTGCGGACATCCTCGCCAACGGCGGATCGTCCGCACAGGGTGGGCCCTTCCTGTACCGGTACTTTGAACTCACCCCCAACTACGGGCGGGGCAACTACAGGGACCTGACAGAATGACAACCTCACCACGCCAAGCCAACCGAATCCTCGAGGAGGGGCAGGCCCTCGCGCTAACCTCGATTAACAAGGTCACAAACCGGCTGGAGCTATTCGGCAACCTTGTGGTCGTTACGAATATGACCACGACGGCCGAGCCCGCCGGTACCAACGGCGCGGCCTACATCGGCACCGGCGCACTCACCGGCACCGACTGGGCGGGCTTCACCGCCGGGAACATCCTGTACTATTCCGATGGGTGGTACGAGGTGCCCGCGCTGGAGGGGATGTACGTCCACGACAACGACACCAACGACCTGTACTACTACAACGGCGCGGCGTGGGTGGCGCTCACGTCCGAGGCCGGCCACCTCCCGCTCGCTGGCGGAACGATGACCGGCGACATCACAATCGGCGGCAACGACATCATCGGTCTGAGTGCGTCGAACATCAAAGCGGGGTCATTCACGATTCCCGACTCGGCTGCGAACTTCACATTCGCATTCTCGGACAACGGCATCAACACCAATTTGACTGTACTCGGATCGTCGTCAACGGGCACGATTGAGTTCGACTTCCTGAACCTTAACGCAAGTCGTCGGTACACGTTCCCCAACCTTGCGGGCACGCTGATGCTTAACCTGTCGGAAGACGCAACCCCGCAGTTGGGCGGTGAGTTGGACCTGAACAGTCACACGGTCGGTGGTGCGGTGCAGGCGTTCAGTAGCAGCAGCGGAACACTTACAGCCGACTGGCGATTAGGCAATATGGCCGTAATCACGCTATCGGAGAACATCGGCACGATTACTTGGACTGCCCCGACTCTACCGGGTACGGTGCACATGAAGGTGATTCAGGATTCAACAGCAAGGACAATCACTTGGCCCGCATCCGTCGAATGGCCGGGCGGCGTTGCTCCTGTCTTGTCTACGACAAGCGGGGGCGTGATGTGGTTCGATTTTAGGTGGGACGGTGCTAGTTATTGGGCAACAGGAACTACGTTTAGTTAAGGAACAGAAGCAATGGCAACTTTTTACGCACACCCATCAGCAGCACAAGGCACCGGCACAGGTATCAGTGAGGCTAATGCGGCTACGCTTAAACAGTGCATCGAGAATGACGGCGGTCTTCACACCGCACTCGTGTCCGGTAGCGTTATTCATTGCATAGCCGGGTCCGTTTCTTTTGATGGTAGTGCTGGTGATTTTGCAACAACGGCCATCGTTGGCACTTGGCAAGACCCTATCAGGGTACTCACTTACACTACGACCGCAGGTGACGGGTTGGGTATCGTAGAAATCACAGACTCCAATCTAGGTGCGACCAACGATGCACTCGTCATCTCGCTCGACTACTGGACGTTCAGAGGCTTTAAGTTTCTTACACCGCGATCAGGTGTGTCGATCAGTACGGGTGCCGACGGTATCAACTTGATCGACATCGAAGTGGACTCCGCTGCGAGTTACGGGTTCGAGGAAAACGCTTCGACAGGGACCAGCACGGCCTACATCAGTTGCTACGCACACGATTGTACAAGCGACGGATTTTATAGTGGTGCCCGATCTAATAGATACTTTGATTGTGTGTCTATCAACAACACTAACGGGTTCAATATCCGCAATACCGCATACGGCTGTACGGCGGTTGGCTGCATCGCGGTAGGTAATTCAGGCACAGGCTTCATCTCCCAAACAGAGGGTCACATCGTTAATTGTGCTTTTGTCAACAACGGGTCATCGGGGTTTGTTGCATCCAACGCGATCCATCAAACTTTGATTAACACAATCTGTGGTGACAATACTGATTATGGCTTGTCGGGTAACTACGCCAATACGACTATGTTTGCTATCAACTGCAACATAGCACCCGCGAATCATCTGAACGGCTTAGGGGCGATCAGCACAAACGTCGATCTAGTAGAAATCCTGCCCCGAACCGACGACCCACTGTGGGTTGACCCTGATCCTGCCGACAACAATGATGTTGATCTAACCCCAGGCATTGGCAGCGGCCTAGTAGCAGATTCGCTCAAGCTCGGAGGCACAGGCTTTGCCGGGCTATCGTACAAAGACCTTGGACCCATTCAACGCCGCGATCTCGGGTACGGTGCCATGTACGCAGGAATGCACATTTAATAATTCAACCCAAGGAGAGTGACATGATTTCGTTCAAAGACTTCCAGCCCGAGCAGGCGTTGACTCTGCCCGATCACCCCCCGTTCCACGATCCGTATCACAACCGTCCGGACTACGCCATCGAAAAAGAATCAGGCCAGGGCATGGCCGGTCCCGCGTCGGTGCTGTCGTGGGTCGGCAGCAATCTGTTCCTGCATCTGTATCCGTATGGCGATCCCATCCCGATCACAGACAAGAGTGCGATGACCTACAACCACTCGGGCCAGTCTAACTCTGTAATCCAGGAAGAGAACTACGTCATCGTCGCGTGGGCTAGCAACGAGGAAAACGGCACAGGCACCAGGCAGATGATTAGCATCGTGGACATCTCCACCCGCAAGGTTGTCCGCGAGGAACTGGTCTACGTCGTGCCGACCAAGAGCGGCAAGCCCGACAGCCACGACCAGCCCGCGATCACGCGAACGCCGGATGAGGTGCTTCACATCCTCATGGCGGGGCATCACCGCGACCTGAAATACTCACGCAGTACTAACGGTCAATGGGACTCGTTCACCGATCCCGTTACGGTTGGCGTTCCGAACGACGGAGCGGGTCACACCTACCCGGCTCTTGTCAACGACTCTAATGGTAGTCTGTACGTCTTCACTCGCGATGCCAGCGTTGGCTACCACTTCAAGCTGGTACTAAACAAGATGGACCCTGATGGCATCTGGGTTCCGCAAGTCACAATCGCTGAGCCTGGACGTGCGATGTACGGCGGCTACTACCACGATGCCATCGTAACCCTCGACGACCGCGTGATCGTCCGCAGCCCCGGCGTCCTGTTCGCTCAGCTGGTCGGTGACGAGATCGACCTGTACGACACGCTGTATCCCGGCGAGATCGACAAGAGCCTGATCGACGATCGCGGCATCCTCCAGTGGCAGAGAACCCAGAACCTACACCACCCGTTCCAACTCGAAGTGTGACCGAAACACTCAATCAATCTTAAGGAGACACGACATGGCTTGGTATCGAATCGACGTGGGCAAAGCGTTCTGGATTGCTGTTATCCTCTTGGTGTTAGTGCTAATCGGAGGCGGTATCGTGAACAAGGCGCACGGTCAGCTTCCCGGCGCTACAATCGACGACCAGATCGGCGACCTGCAAGAGTGGGAAAACACACACCGGTTCGAATATCAAGAATTGGTTGCCGCGATTGCGGAGATCCGGGTTATGCTGGAGAAGGACCTCTACAGCGATACCGGCGCACTTGAACGGGTCGTGCTTCTGGAAGAGTGGCAGAGCGATCAACCTGACGTACCTGTGACTCGTACAGAGTTCGAGCGGGCTGTCCAAGAACACGTCGAAGCCGCGAATCGGCTAAACACACTGGAAGCCCTGCACAACGGCACGACACCACCTGTTGTTGTTCCCCCCATTGTTATTCCTCCTGTCGTCGTCCCTCCCCCAATCACAGAGCCGGAGCCACCGACGACGGACGTCAGGACCCTCGGCATTCAAACCGACTTCGTGGGGCGCGATTGGGCCGACCCGGTGAAGTGGATCACCGACCGCCCCTACCTCAACGACGGGGACGGCCCTCTGGACCCCGAGTACGTCCGGCTGATGACGCCGATCGCCGATACGATCCGATACCTCAACTGGTACCGGACCAACGACGACATGACGGCCTACACCTCCCTCGACCAGATGAATAAGAACGGCGATGACACGTGGCGCGGTATGCTCAATAAGCAGGTCGACCTCGCCAACGCCGTGGGAGCCGACTTCTGGTTTAACGTGCCGTTTGATGCGCAGCCCTCCTTCACCCGGGCGGCGGTTGCCCTTATCCGTGAGGGCCTGCGCCCCGAGCAGGAAATCATTATTGAGTGGAGCAACGAGAACTGGAACAGCGGGATGGGCACCTATAAGCGTATCCGGCAGATTACCGGCGAGGACTTGGGCGGCGATGCCTTCTTCCAGTTTTGGGCGGACCGGTGCACCGTGGCGTTCACGTCCGCGCGTCAGGCCGACCCGGACGTTATCTGCACGGTCGCCGGGCAGACCGCGAACTCGTGGGTGGTGCAGCAGGTGTATAAGCGTGTGACCGTGCCGGTGGATGCAACCGCCCTCACGTTCTACATCGGCAGCGGCAGCGGGACGTGGGAGGGTGTGACAAACACCGACCAGCTTATTGATGCCTGTATCGCCGAATGGAACGGCCGCGAAAAACGCGAGATGCGGCGACACTTCGCTTGGGCCGACGGCAAGGGCCTGCCCACGTTCGGCTACGAGGGCGGTCAGCATATCGTGGCGAGGTACGTGAATGGTGAGCCGGTGCCGTGGCAGGTGGACCTCGCCATCGCGGCACAGGACAACCCACGAATCACGGCGATGATGGACATCCCCCTCGACGAGTTCCTCCGACTTGGCGGGACGCGGCCGGTGGTGTTTGACTTCCTAAGTATTTATAACAAACACGGGGCTTGGGGGCTCGGCCGGGACCTCGGACGTTTGGAAACAAACCGGAAGTATCAGTGGGCCGTCCGGCGGTCGCTACAGTAACCCAAGCCGGAACGCGGCGATCCCGATGGCGTCCGCGCCGTCGAGGCCGTCGTCGTCTTTGCCACTATAACCCCCGGGAAAGAGGCCGAGCACACGCTTGGCCCTTTCTTCTTTAGACATGCACACACTGTTGGCCCGACCACGCGACCAGATGCCCACCTCCGTGGGCTCGATGATGTACCCGGACGCGGCGAGGCGTCCCCACACCGCACCGCACACGAGGCCCATTGTCACGAGGCCCCGGCTCGCCACCTTGCCCTGTGACCCGGGAAGTTCAAGGGACACGGCGACGGTTTCCGTGTGGGCCCGGTCCGTCAGGGCGGACACGGCCCCCACCACACCCTCCGCAATCTGTGTAATCCGCGTGGCGTATGGCCGACCGGTGGGGACCTTGAGGGTTTTCCACCCGAGCAGGTGCTTCCGGGTGGGGTCAAACACGGAAACCCCGCAAACACGGGACCCCGTATCCACCCCGACGACGTACCGGACCCCCGCCGGGACGGGCAGGAGGTTGTACCGGATTTGGGGCTTCTTCTTTTTCTTTTTCTTTTTCGCCATAGTGCTGTTGACTGACGGGTAAAGAGTCGATAAGTTGGTCGGACCAATGGGCCAGTGGGCTCACGATACCAGAAAACCCGAACCACGGAGCAGCAATGCCGAATGCCCCCCTCGTGCTTAATGCCGAACCGATCGCCCCCGAGGTGCTGGCGGTCATGGACCTAAGCGCACTCGCCGACGAGTACAAACGTGTCCTCGGCGACATCGACCAAATCAAGGCGGCGGAATCAAGGGCCAGGGGCCTGCGTGATGCCGTGCGAGAAGTCATTATCGAACGCATGAAGTCGCAGGGCATCGACAAGATGAGCCACGCCGGGCTGTCCCTGTCCGTGCGGAAGGAGCCGTTTGTCAAGCTGGAAGATGTCGATTGGGACACCCTGCTCGGCACCCTTGCCGGGTCCCACCACGGCTACATCGTGCAGCGACGCCTCACCGTCAAGAAGCTGCAGGAGGCGGTGGATCAGGGCATGAGGCTACCGGACGGCGTGACGATCGGAACCAAAGACAGCCTCGCGCACCGCCGGAACCCCGGCCATTAAAACAACCCATTAACCCCGGCCGCGATGGCGGTCATAATCAAGACTGGAGATTTCATATGAAAGATTTTATTCGGATCATGTACAGCCCCAACGCCGACGACGCGGCCGAGGCGGCGGCGATTAACGACGCCAACAACAGCGCGGACGGCGACCCCGGGCCCGTCCCGGCCGGGCGTCCCGCACAGACCGCACCCGTAACCAACCCGGTGCCCGCCGTCCAGAACACCGCACCGCCCCACGAAACGGGCATCGCGGCGACGCAGCCGCAGGCCCCGGCGTACCTTGCTAATGAAACGGTCGAGGGCCTCGACGGCCTCGCCAAGTTCAAGCGTCCGCCCCGTATCGTCCTCGTGCAGCCGCAGTCCAAGTCGGAACGCAAGGCGATGTTCGGCGGCGAGGGTGTCGTCGGCCTCATGCCCGCCGGTGTGCCGGTGGCCCTCATGGGCGAGGAGTTCGTCGTGGCCCCGCTTGCCTTCTTCCCGACGTGGGAGAAGCGGTCGGACTACAACGACACCGGCGCGGACTTCATCCTCGAGTCGTCCTTCGACGAGCACAGCGACACCGCCAAGAAGTCCCGGTCGAAGAACACCCGGACCGAGAAGTATGGCGACAGCGGGTTCGAGGCCTCCTACGTGGAAAGCCTGAACTTCGTCGTGGCGATCGAGTCCGGTGACTGTATCGGTGAGGTCGGCATTATCAGCTTCTCCGGTGGTGAGCACCACACAGGCATCGACCTCTGCGATACCTTGGACCGTCGGGGCCACAGCATCTTTGCCAACCGCTTGTCCTTCAAGTCGAAGCTGCGTCAGCGGAACGGGAAGGAATGGTACGGGTACGACATCAACAACCCGACCGAGGATCAGGGCGGTGCCTTCGCGGACAAGCCCCGGTATGATGAGCTTGTGAAAATCCACAAGGGCCTTATGACCTTTATCGAGGCGCGTACGATCGTGCTCGACCCGGACGATGGCGGTGCCGGTGAATCGGCCGCCGGTGGTGTCAACACCCCGGACCTGTAAGCAAGCCCCCGGAAGCGTTCTCGGTCCCCCTCGGGGGGCCGGGGGCCGGGGGCGTATTTTTTATGATGGCGGGGTATCGCTTCGGCGTACCCGTATTGGGTGATTTAATTATTGGCCCCGCCTTTTCACGATCAGGAGAACGTCATGCTTCCCACGTCCCTCGTAAGTACCCTGCTCTATATCGCCACGGCGTCGATGCTGGTCGGCGCGGCCCTCCGCGTGTGGGAGGTGTACGGTTGAGCTACACCCCCAAACTTTACGGCCGCGTCAAGCGGTACGAACGGCGGCGCGCTGCGCGGGGGACGAGGATCGCGGCGATTCGTGGCCTCGCCCGGTACGCCCGGGTGATTAAGCACAGCCTTGAACGCCCCCACGGTGCGGCACCCGAATGGCGGTTCACCTACACGCGGGCGCGGGTACCCTTCGGGGGTGCGGGGGTAGTGCTCGACTCGCTCACCCTCAAGGGCGTGTCGGTGTATGGGGTGGCCGCGACGATCATAAGGACGCTGCACGACCCGACTGACCCCAAGCTGGAACGCATTGGTCTGGTGACACCCATCCTCGCAAATCAGTCGCTTAGTATTATCGAGGGGACACCGGTTTGACTACATGGGCCCCACTAATCCACCAAGGCGGCGGGCTGCGGATCATGGGGACTCGCCCACGGTACGCTTGGTTCTGGCAACCGGGCACGGGGAAAACGCTGCTTAATCTATTCCGTCAGCAGGCCCGGCCGTTGCGCACGCTGGTGTTGGCGCAGAAGTCTATCATTCACACGGCTTGGGTGGACGATGCCTCCAAGCTGGACATGCCCATTGTCGTGGCCCGCCACAAAAACAGGGCCAAGCGGATCGAACTCATCCGCGCACCGGGCGACCACGTGCTCGTTACGAACTATGAGCAGTTCCGAAACCACGCCCGCGAGTTTATGGACAGCGGCATCGAACGGCTCGTTGTGGACGAGTCCGGCAAGGTCAAGAACCGGGAGACAAAAACCTTTCAGTCCGTGGTGCAGCTTGCCGACCGGTGCAAGGAGGTATATATCCTCAACGGCACGCCCGCGCCGAACTGCTACACGGAACTCTGGGCGCAGCTTCGCGTGGTGTCGCCGGACGCCGTGGGCCGCGACTTTTACAAATGGGCATATCACTGGTTCACGCCCCGCTACGATTGGGTGCGGAATAAGCGGGTGGTCGCCGGGTGGACGCTCAAGCCCGACCGCGAGGAGGCGTTCTTTGAATCGGTGGCCCTGTGGTCGTCAACGCTTCGCAAGTCCGACTGCGGGGACCTTCCCGAGCAGACCGATCAGGTGCGGAAGTTCACGCTGTCCAAGCCGGAACGCGACGCCTACAACGGCGTGGCGGACGAGCTAACGATCGCCCTGCCCACGACGTTCGGCGGGTCGAGCAGGGTGTCGATTCAGGCGGCGGGCGTGATGATGAAGCTGCGGCAGATTTCCGGCGGGTCCATCCTCATGGAGGGCCGGGCCCACGTGCTCGGCAACTCGAAGCTGGCCGAACTGAAATCCGTCTTTGAGGAATACGGCCGGGACCCGATGGTTATTTGGGCGGAGTTTACGGCGGACATCGACCGGATCGCCGGGGCCGTCCGCGAGTTCTACGGCTGCGATGCGGCGGTGATCGACGGCCGGACCAAGCGGGAGATCGGGGATATCGTCAAGGACTTTCAGCGGGGGCTTATCCACAAGATTATTGCCCACCCCGCCTCGGCCGGTCATGGCACCGACGGGCTTCAGGATGTCTGTAAGTGCGCCCTGTACTATGGCCTGTCGTACTCCTCCGACCAGCACAACCAGAGCCGGGACCGTATCCACCGCACCGGGCAGAAGAATCCCTGCACGTATATCTACCTGATTGCGGAGGACACGCTGGACGAGGTACTATACCCCGTCGTTCATGGGAAGATGAAAATTCAGGAGGGTATGCTTAAGGAGCTAAACCGGATCAACTCAAAACGCCGATAGCACGGACGCGGGGCACCGCTCCCGTAGGATTAAAAGGACTTACGCCCAAAGGAGCGCTCGCGCATGAGCCAAGATTCCACGCCGGTAAATCACCCGATTGAGTACCGTGACCTCTACCTACATATCAATACACTTTTCCTCCCGACCGACCACGTGGAGGTTCGCGCCTTTCAAATCAAACGCGACGGCGACGACGGCGGGGCATCGCACTCCCTGCTGCTCACCGCCGAACGCCTCGCCAACGCCGAGAACGATCCGCCGGTTGCCGGGTGGCTTGCGGCGCACAATACGGAATCATGGGGGCTTTACGTCTGCGTCAATCCCCTCAAGGGCGCACGCGGCTCCGGCCACGGCGGCTCGGCGAAGGATGCCGACGTGCGGGGCTTCCGGTTCAACTTCGTGGACTTCGACGACGCCACACCCGACGAGGCCCTGCTGCGAATCAAAACCGCCGGGCTACCCTTCCCCACCCTCGTGCTGCACTCGGGGTCCCCCACCGGAACCCACGCCTACTACGGCTACGAGAACGCACCGGACGAGGAGGCATGGCGGGGACTTCAGCGCCGACTTATCCGCGACGTACAAAGCGACCGGGCGGTTAAGAACCCGGCGCGTGTGATGCGGCTCGCGGGGACGATGAACCACAAGGTTGGTGCCGGGCAGGAATGCCGTATCGTCAACCGCACGGAACAGAACTGGTACGAGGACTACACGGCCGTTGGGATCGAGCCCCTCGTGGAGGAAAGCCACGCGGCACCGGTCCGCGACGCCGACGCGCCACCCAACCGGATGGCCCTGAATAACACCACGCAGAAGTTCCTCGCGGGGCCGTGCCCCGAGGGCGAACGCAACTGCACGCTCTTCGCGTCGGCGCTGGATTACAACGCGAATAACATCCCCCTCGACGACGCCATCAAGGAACTCGCGGACGACCGGGCGATCGCACGTGACGGCTTCCCCGCCACCGAGGCCTACAGGACCGTCCGCAACGCCTACCGGCGGGAGGACGCGGCACCGACCGCACAGGGGGGGTCCTTCGTGCCCCCCTGCGACCTGACGGTTACACAGTGGACCGCGCATATCAACAAGATTAAGGGGATGCCCTCCAACCCCGAGCAGCTAATGATGGTCGAGAAGCGTGACGCCGAGCCCCCGGCGATGTCCATCATGGCCGAGCCGGTTGAAACCGAAGCGCCCCTCGATGTCACACAGAACCCCGTATATGTTCCGTGTGACACCCCGGCCGACGCGGAGGACGTGGTGCCGGACGTGGCGGAGGACGTGGGCGAGTCCGTGGTGGTGCCGGAGGGCACGGTGGCGACCACACCCACACCACCCGAGGACATGCTGCGCCCCCGCATTCAAAACGCGGAGCCGGAAACGAACCTCACCTCCGGGGGTCAGCCCTTCACGGTTTACAAGCACAAAACAATGTCGGAACTCATGGGCGAGGTCCCGGCACTGCTGGACGGGTGGCCCAAGCGGTCCCGCGCGTCCGGGCTCTTCGCGGTGGGCGGTGGCGGGCAGTACGGTAAGCAGATTATTTCGCTCGCCGACTCCACAAAGTTATTCGGATTTTTCCAAGACTGCGGGAACGTATTTTGGCGCGTGGGCGAGGTGAAGGATTCGCGGTCCAATATCTTCACACCACCGACCAAGGACGAGTTCTTTGAAATCGCAAAGTCGCGCATGGGCGAGGAATATATCGGCACCTCGGACCTGCCGCAGTACCCACCGATTCCCGGCATGTACTACCTGCCCCTCGAGCTTCCCGAACCCACCGGCGTGGTCCTGCAGGAGTTCCTCGACGCGCTAAACCCCGCGACGGAAAAGGACCGCCAGCTTCTGCTCGCGGCACTACTCACGCCCGGGTGGGGTGGCCCCGCCGGTGCGCGTCCGATGTTCGTAATCACCTCGGATCACGGCATGGGGTCCGGCAAGACTGAAACCGCCAAGGCCCTCGGCAGGGTTTGGGGCGGCGCAACACCGATCCAGTACGAGAATAACTGGTCCGCCGTGTGCAAGTCGATTATGTCAAGCGACGGGTGGCTTTCAAAGTGCTTCCTCTTCGATAACATCAAGGGCCGGTTCGGCGGCGCGGCGATCGAGTCCGCCGTCACGTCCGACCGGATCAGCGGGCACCGGATGTATCACGGCACGGTTGAGCGATACAACGACGCCACCTTCTACCTGACGTTTAACGTGCCGGAGCTTACCCGCGACCTCGCGGCCCGGTCGGTGATTATCAAAATCGGCAAGCAGAAGCGTGGGCAGTTCGTGTCGTGGGCGAAGAACTTTATCGAGGAGAACCAGCTACAACTCGTCGCCGACCTGCTCGCACTTCTTCGCGGCCCGGATCAGGGCGAAATCAAACCCGAGAACGAGGACCGGTGGGCGGACTGGCAGCGTGGTGTGCTTTGCAAGGTACCCGGTGCCGACGTGGACGCCCTCGCGGCGGAGATTTGTGGCAGGCGTCCTGCGGTGGACGGCGACGCGGACGAGATCGACGACATCCTCCGCGACCTGTACGGGTATCTGAAAACCAACGAACGTGTGCCCGACCCCACACCCGGCGGGCCACGGTACGCCATGATCACCAGCGTGGAGGTATATCGGATTCAGAAGGACGGCGGGCACTGGCGCTCGTCGGATAAAATCGGCGAGTCCAACGACCGCAAGGCCTGCGTCAAGAACCTCCGGGCAAAAATCGACGCCCGAATCTTCAACTTCCGACGGGCGGACGGTACCGAGTTCCCGAAGGTCCGCGTGGACGGCGACGGCCGACCAATCACCCACGTGCGGGGCGAGTCCGAGAAGCGGTCGGCGGTGTATCGGATCGACATCGACCTCATGGAGGAGGCCTTGGCGGCGGGCCTGCACGCGGCACCGGACGAGGCGGCGGACGCCACCGACGACGCCCCTGCTGCCCCCGTGCCGGCCCCGGACAACGTGACCGACGACGGCATCCCCTTCTAATCCCAATCGCTTAGAACGCGGCTGCGGCCCCCGTGGCCTCGGCATGTAAGCCCCCTCCGGATGCGCCCGGAGGGGGCTTTTTCGTGGGCCCAAACACCCTAACAAACAAGGCGGGATCCCGGCCGGAAAGTTCGGTGCCCACGTTTGAGTTCGGTGCCCACGTTTGGCCTCAATGTGGGCACCGTGGGCACCCTGTGGGGACCGTACTTTTTTGGGTACGGTGCCCACACTTAACCCCCGCCTTTTCTCGGTACTTATAACCATACCTCAAGGGTGTGGGGACCGTGGGAACCCAACTGTATTCTTGCTGAAGAAATGTGACTTTTGTAAGTGTCGATTGGGGGCTGATAGTGGGGATTAGTAAGATAGGGGGGTAAGAACACTTTACCTGCGCTGGTTGGCCCCCAGAGAATCAGGAGTTGATTTTACGGTGCCCACACCCCCCCCCCGGACACCTAACATCCGGCGGGACCGCGACACCGCCGGATTAAGGGACCTTGACTATAATCCCGATAGGTGGTAAGGTTTATTTGTACCTCACCAATGGAGATGCCCGTCATGCAGAAAAAGAATCGGTTAAGTCTATCCGTCCCGATCACGTTCCTCCAACGGCTACACCTCATCTATTCGACCTCGGGATTCGTGCAGGTGGGGGACGGCCACCCCCTCAAGGGTATCTACAACCGAAAAACGCCCACGCGGTACCGGCTCGCGATGCCGTACCTGCTGACGTGGGCCCTGACCGGATCGGAGGACCGGCTGCACCGGTGGGCCGAACTCGACAAGCCCAAAACCAACCCGGAGCGTGCCGCCGTGCACTTCTCCCTCCCCGCGCCGATGGTCGAACGGGTAAACGAAATCTCCCGGGGCATGGCGGCGGACTACAAAAACAACTCGCACCGCGCATTCCCGTGGTATGTTTTCTCGCGGATGGTGGTGGCGTACCTCAACGAGAAGATGGTGCCGATTGAGTACCACCACCAGACCCACCCCCGCGAGCTTCAGGGCACGCCGGTGGATGAGTTCACGGTGGTGGGCCTGCCCACCGCCGACTGGCGGATCGCCGACGGCGGGATTAAGGGCCTGCAGAAGAGGGTGTGGATGACGTTGCTCGAGATGGCGCACCGCCGGAACCTTTGGATCGCGGCGCACCCCGCCTGTCCGAAGGACCTCCGCGCACGCTTCCGGGCACACGCCACGATTCAGGGCACGCGGATCACCGCACAAAGCTACCGCGAGGAACTGGCGGCGCGGTCCGTGGGCGCGGGGCGCACCGAGGCGAACCACGTACCGATTGAGACACGACGCGAGGCGCGGGGGTTCTGGAGCGCGGCCCCGACCGAGAACGAAATCCGCACGCGGCTGGAGGAGTCCGGGGACAGTCGCTGGCTCGATGCCCGGGGCATCTACGCGCAGCGGTGCCCGTGCCCGGTGCCGACGTGGGAAAAAGACACGACGAAGAAGCCCGCACCTAAAAAAGAAACCACAACCCAAAGCCTCGATGAGGTATTTCAGGAGTACTCCGGCAATGCAACCGCCTAAACCACACACACGCGACGACCTCGAAACCCTCAACAAGATGCTGACCCGGGCGCTTGACCGCACGCTGCCGGAGGGCGACGCGGTAAGGGCGGGCACCGAGGCGGTTATCAAAATGCGCCTGCACGGGATCCGCATCGAGGCCCTCATTGCCACGGAGATGGGCACCAAGGCGGACGGCGACCCGGCATCCGGCGAGTCCGGCTCCTTCCCCGTGGACCGACCGCACGACGACCCGGGCCTCGTGGTGATGCCCTTCGGCAAGTACAAGGGGCGGGCGCTGGCGAATATCGCCGAAAACGACCCGGAATATATCGGGTGGCTCGCCAACGACGCCACCATTGAGAACTCCCGCGTGGCCGAGGCGGTGGAGGCGGTGTACGTCCGGCTGCACCTATCGGACGGCCTCCTTACACAATCTGACAAAGATTCCGGGCCCGACGGTAAATAGGTGTTGACGCGGGGGTCAATCGCCGATATGTTCATCGGGAACACAAGCCAAGGAGTACGTCATGCCCGAGCAAGCAGAAATCACCCTCACCCCCGAGCAGCAGACCGCCTGCGACGATATCCGCCGGTGGGTGGGGTCCGGCTCACGTGAGCCCCACACCCTCGCCGGATTCGCGGGGACCGGCAAGAGTACGGTGATCGCGTCGATGGACATTGAGGGCATCCAGTACCTCACCCCCACAGGCAAGGCGGCTCACGTCCTGCGGACCAAGGGCGCGGCGGCGAAAACGATACACAGCTTCATCTACGACTTTTATGGCGTGACCGTCCGCGAGGACGGCACCGAGGCCCCACAGTTCTCCGATAAGATGAAGCTTGAATTCCAGCCGTCGCTGGTCGTGGTGGACGAGGCCTCAATGGTCAATCACGAATTATATAACGACCTTCTGAGCCACCCGGACCTTCCCGCGCCGATCCTCTTTGTGGGCGACCACGGCCAGCTTCCGCCGGTCGGATCGGACCCCGGGCTCATGCGGAACCCGCAGGCCAAACTCGAAACGATCCACAGGCAGGCCGAGGGCAACCCGATTATTGCGGTGTCAAAGATGATCCGCGAGGGCGGGCGTCCGCGTGACCTGCTCGGCGGGCCCCTGATCGGCGACGGGGTGCGCGTCGGTAAAATCAAAGACAACACCCGGCTGCTTGAGTACGCCCGGGAGAACGGGGTCGATCAAATCCTCGTGCCCTTCAACGACATGCGGCGCACGATCAACCTGCGGGCCCGCGAGGTGGCGGGACGCCGGGCACCGCTTGAAGTCGGCGAGGAAATCATCTGTCTGCTCAACGACCGCAAGAAGGGGATTTATAACGGGATGATTTTCACGGTGCGGGAAATCGTGGAGGAAAACGATCGCTGCTACACGTGCCGACTCACCGACGACACCGGCCGGGCCCTGCCCCCGGCGATCGACGTGTGGAAGGAGGGCCTCGGCGCACCGGTGAAGATGTCCCGCGACGAACGGCTCGAGTTCAACGACCGACGCGGCACAAGGGCATACTTCGACTACTCGAGCGCAATTACCTGCCACAAGGCACAGGGTAGTTCGTGGCGGCATGTTTTAGTGATGGAACGGGTCTGCCCCCTGTGGGATCATTCACGCTGGCTTTACACGGCCTGCACCCGCGCCGAAGAACAACTGACGATCGCAATCTAACGAAAGGCACCCATGCGAACCCTACACTTTATCGGCCTAGTCCTGCTTACTATCTGCTTCGTCGCCGGTGTCGGCGCGTCGCTGGTGGTCGCCTTCGACGGCCTGCTCGACCTGCCCTTTGAGTTCCCGCCCATGCGCCGGACCGTGGCGGCGGTCGGCGGCGCGTCGATCCTCGGCTTTTACTTTGTACTTATGAACCGGATGATGAACCCATAATGCCGACAAAAACAACCCACGGCGTCCGGCACTACGTCGGGGACGCGATCGACATCCCGCTGCGCAAGAACTCGGTTGACCTTGTTCTCTGCTCCCCGCCATACGAGGGCGACGTGCGCCAATACGGCAACGTGAAGTTCACGCTTCGCGGGCAGGACTGGGTGGACTGGGCACGCGAGAGGTTTATGGAATGCCTGCGCGTGTCGCGCGGCCCGGTCGTGTGGGTGGTGGCGGGAAAAACGCGGCGGTTCAAATGGTCCGCCGTGCCCGCGCTACTCATGGCCGACCTGCACCGCGCCGGTGTGAACCTCCGCAACCCCCCGATTTACAAACGCTCCGGCGTCAGCGGGTCCGGCGGGCCGGACTGGTTCCGGTCCTGCTATGAAACCTGCATCGTGGCGACGCCCGAGGGTCGCCTCCCGTGGTCGGACAACACCGCCTGCGGGCACCCGCCGGTTTGCCCCCCCGGTGGGCCCCCCTCCAGCCGCAAGCCCAACGGGACGCGAACACGGGGCCGGACGTACACACCACCCACGCTGTCGAACCCCGGGAACATCATCGACTGCGGCAGCGGGGGCGGCGGGAACATGGGGCACAATCTCTGCCACGAGAATGAGGCCCCCTTCCCCCTCAAGCTGGCGGAGTTCTTCGTGAAGTCGCTCTGCAAGCCCGGCGGCACAATTTTGGACCCCTTCGTCGGAAGCGGTACGACGGCGCACGCGGCGATTAAGAACGGGCGCAGGGCAATTATCGGGGACGTTCGGGCCTGTCAGGTGAACCTATCTCTTCGGCGTGTTGCCGACGTGGCGGGCTTGTGCTAGATTGCCAGTATGGAGAGCACAAAGCCCCCACCCCGTAAGCGAAACTATCCGGCGAAGAAGTGTGAGCTATGCAAAAAGACCTTCAAGCCCAAACACAAACTCGACCAACGGTTCTGCGGGAAACACTGCGCGGCAAAGGTCACGGCAAAGACCCGGAAATCCTCCAAGGGCGGGCGCAGGCTTTCGTCGAACGGGTATGTCTTACTCTGGATGCCGGACCACCACACGAAACCGAAGGGCGGGTACGTGATGGAGCACCGACTCAAGGCGGAGAAGCGCTTGGGCCGCAAGCTAAAACCGAGCGAGGTGGTGCACCACCGGAACGGAAAGAAGGCGGACAATCGACCAAGGAACCTTCGGGTCATGGACAAGCGGGCGCACGACAAACTGAAACGTCCGCACTACACGGCGACCTGCCCCCGCTGTGGTGAGAGCTTCCCCGTGAAAAATAACACAAGGGCCACAAGATGAACATTTGCAAATCATGTAACCACCGGCACAACGACAGCCAATGTATCCCGTGCCTCCTGAAGGAAAACGAGGCGCTCCGCACCGAGGTGGTGGACGCGCAGACCGAGAGCAACTATCGGGTGAACTATGTGGGGCGGGTCATGGCCGAACTCAATGGCGAGCGTCGGGTGATTATCTTCGACGGCGACGGGTGCCTGCTCCGGGCCCGTGCGGTGCACGGCGACCTCAAGAGGTGCACCGGGGAGCTATCGGTCCTGCGGGGACTGCTTAAAAAAGTCACAAAATAAAGGGACGGCGCGGTAAACCCGCACCCCGGTTAATCCGAAACAAACCCTGCGGACTTACCCGCAGGAGATTTCGAGATGAAACCGATGCAGAAAATCAGCTTGCTGGCCGTGCTCTTTACCTTGGCGATGATCGTGGGCGGGTGCACCGCAGAGATGACAATGCACTACCCCGGGAAGCACAACGCCATCGACCGACACGAGAGCGCGAAAACGATCTACAGGGGCTACACCCCACCGATCCCCATGAACCCACCGGACGGTTACGAATATGGACGCTAAAGATATGATGGTGATGTCCCTCGCGTCACACGCCGACCGCAGGCGTGTGGCGTGCGGGTTCTTCGCGCAGCTTCCCGGCGACCACGGGAACCACGACAACCAACTCATCGTTTCGGCGGAGTTCCACTACCCGCCCGGCGGGTACAGCACGCCCCTCTCGCTGGACCCCCGGGAGATCGAGGCACAGGGGCGGGCGAATATGCTCCCCTACATCATCGACGCCCTCGCGGCGCGGCGCATTGACGACTTCGCGGACATGCACCCACGCCGGGGCGGCTACGTGTCACCGGCCGAGGCGGACGCGCACTTTGACAAGCACCGCGATAGGCTTCTGTCGTCGGCGACGCTACCTACCCTGATCGAGTCCGGGCCCCCGACGCCGGAAATGCACGACGAGCCCGGCACCGAGATGACACCCGGAGCCTTGGCGGCGGTGCGTGAACGCCGGGCCGACACGATCCAAGAACACCTCCACCACGCGGCCGTGGGGTTCGCTTCGGAGGTCGATGCCCGGCTGGTGGCGGCGTATAATGAGGCGAACGCAAACGACCGCTCGATGCACACGTCCGCCGGGCACGCACGCCCCCCCCATATACGATAGAGTCCGGGTTCGGCTGCGTGGAGGACATGATCCGCGATGGGACCCGAAACATGCCAAATATTCCAGTCACACCAAGGAGTACACGATGAACCGTTTTACCCACCGCCTACTTACCCGCCACCTACAGCGTACCATGACCCCGCCCGTGCCGCGTCCGGTGATCGACCGGTGCCTCATGGACCCGGTGGAGGCGGCGACCCGTGCGTGGACCGTGCTGCCCAACGAGGCGAACCAAGAGAAGCGCCGGTACCTTGCCGGTGTGGCGGAGGTGAACCGTGGGCGGCGACAACACGAGAAGGTTTCCTCCAACCCCAAGAAGATTAAGCGACGTCTGAGGGCGGCGCAGAAGCAGGCCGAAGTCCGGGCGATGGAAATCGTCACGGAGAACCCCGGCACCACCAACAAGGAACTGAAGGAGCTAATCGATGTCTAGTGACGACACACAGGCTGCGGTGGACGCGGCAAACGATAACGGGCTAAGTGATGCGGACATCGCCAAGGGCCTGCAGGACATCACGAACCGGCTCATGGCGTCGGTGCACGGCGTGAACTCCATTCTCAAGGAGGCGAACGCGGCCGGGCTTGTGCTCGAGCTAAATATGTCCGACTCCCGAACGATGGGCGGCGGGCAGGCACCGACGCAGCAGGTGCAGGCGGCGATTTGGCTCGGCATGGGGAGGACGTAAGCGATCGAGAAGAACCGAATCATTATCAGCGACCCGGCACAACTGCCGGACCTAATGAACTCCACCGACCTCTACTGCGACGTGGAGACAAAATCGGGCGACCGATCGCGGGGCGCGACCAAGCCGCACCTCGGGGATAAAATCGTGGGCGTGGCCCTGACCGCCGACGACAACCCCAACGCATACTACCTCCCCGTCCGCCACGCGCAGGCGGGGGGGCTTTTCTCCGGGGACCACACGAACCTCGACCCGGCCACCGTGACCAAGTACCTCGACCGGACGATTGGCTCCTGCGAGAACTGGGTAAACCACGGGATCAAATTCGACATCCGATTCCTCGACGCGGCGGAGGGCGTGGCGTCGGTATTCAAACCGAACCTGATTGACACGCTGACGATGGCCCGGGTCGTGGACATGCAGCGGGGCCTCGGTCACTACGGCCTCAAGGAGTTAGATGTGGCGTGGTGCGGCGGCGACGCCTCGGACCGCGACGCGGTGAAGGGCGAACTCGCCAAGATTGGGTCCCGCGACTACGGCGACGTGGACTGCGGCATCATGGGCGACTACGCCTGCGGCGACGTGCTCAAGAACCGGGGCCTGTACCACGAAATCCGGCGGCGTCGCTACGATACAATCGGCAAGGTGTGGGACATGGAGGTGGCGACCACCAAGGCCCTCGCCAAGATTGAACGGCACGGCGTCCGGGTGGACGAGGAGGGCCTCGACAACGCACGGATGAACGCGCAGGCCGGTATGGCGTCCCTCCAAGATGAGGCGTACCGGCTCGGGCACCGGGTGGACCTCGACAACTCAAACGACCTCGTGCGGTACTTCACCGAGGGGCTTCGTCTGCCCGTGGTGCTCCGCACGAAGAAAACGAAGGAGCCGTCCGCGTCCAAGGATGCGATCCTGCTTTATCAGGAACTCGACGCGGTGCTGACCAACCCGGACCTCGCCTCGTTCTTCGGGCTGATCGGTCGGCACAGTGCGCATTCGCAGTTCGTGTCGCTGTACTGCGAGGGGTGGTCGGCGCTAATGCGGGACGGGATGCTCTTCCCCGACTACAAGCAGACCGTGAACACCGGGCGCATGGCGGCGGGCGGTCCGAATATTCAGCAGCTATCCGCGCTCGCCAAGCGCCTGATTATCCCCCCCCCCGGGATGGGGTTTCTGTGCCGGGACTACTCGCAGGTTGAGTACCGGATGATCGCCATGATCGCCAAGTCGAGGAAGCTAATCGACGCCTACAAGAACGACCCGTCCACGGACATCCACCTACTGGTTGCCACGATGTGCGGCGTGGAACGATCGCCCGCCAAAACAATCAACTTCGGGATCGCGTTCGGTATGTCCGACGGCGGAATCCTCAGGGCACTGCGTCGGACGCTCGGCCACGCCGACGAGGCGCAGGGCAGGGCCATCCTCGCGGAGTACGGGCGGCAGCTTCCCGACGTGGTGAAGGCGGGCAAGGCGTCGCAGCGCGTGGCCCGTGAGCGTGCCCACTACACCGCCGGGGAGTACGGTTGGGTTAAGACCCTGTACGGCCGCAAGCGTGCGCTGCAGTACTGGCCCTACGAGCACCCGTCCGGGCGTGACGACGACACCCGCAAGGCGTTCAACACGGCGGCACAGGGCGGCGCGGCCGACGTGATGAAGGACACCCTGCCCAACGTGGTGGAGGATGCCGAAAGCGGACGGCTCGCCGGGTGGGGCGTTTACCCGATCTCGGTGGTGCACGATGAGATTCTTTTTCAGGGGCCCCTCGACGTGATCCAACGCCCGGAGGTGGGGGCCCATATCGATGCCCTGATGTGTGACGTTTCGATCCCGATGGAGGTGCCGATGCGGACGGACGGCACCTTCTCCGTGAATAACTGGAAAGAGGCGAAGGGGGATTAAGCCCCCGGACGGCCCCACGGGGGCGGTTCCTGATTAATCTTGAGGAAAGTTCGCCGGTTCCCGGTTTATTGTATTGACGCCGGGGTCAATCGCCGATATCTTCTGTGTCAGACACGAATCGCAAACACCACCACACAGGAGCACAGCCATAACAAACGAAGCCACCCAAATCGACCACGCGGCAACGCGGGTCAAACTAAGAACCTACGACCTCGAAAGCCTTTGGTATGTCGTGCACGATACGCAGGAAGCAATGGACGCCAACCCCAACGGCCACAGGGCGGGCTTTTACGCGGACGAACAACACTACGCCCATATGGAAATAAGCCTCCGCACGCCGGGCAATGCCGCAGAACTAAAACCCTCACACCCCGGGGGCCCCACGCCGGGGCCCCCACACCAAGGAGCAGAACGATGAACCAAGTACAGCCAATCGGAAACGTGACCGTGACCGACCCCATAACCAAGGCCACCCGGCATCATGAGGTGATGGAGCAGACGAAGGGCAACGGGTGGAAGGCGAACACCCCCCGCGAGATGGGTGCGGGCGACCGCACCAACGTGGTGGGGATGCACAGCTACGAGTACGACGCAAGGCACGGGTGGACGCGCCGGGTTATCGTGTACGGCATGGAGCCCGAACCCGGCCGCAAGAGCACCGATAACATCATCGACCTGTACCGCACCGGCGGGCCGAAGGTGGACCCGGAGGGATAAGCCAGCACCCCCGCACGACGCAGAGCGCGTGCGGGGATTCAGACCGGGCGCGGGCGCTTTTCCCACAGGCAGGCGCGGGCCAACACCCCGCCCCCCGCGTCCGGTATTTTTAGGAGCACACGATGAAGGCACAAAAACGAACCACGAACGACCCCCTCCCGAGGATGCAACCGCGCGGGCCCCGGCTCATGTACTACCGGTTCCTCGCGGTGGCGGGCGCGGACCTTGTGGCGGCGCGCGCGGCGATCGTCCGCACGAAGGCGGCTGTCCGAGAACGCGGTGGCGTCGTCGGTAAGGGCCCCTCGGAATCCATCCTCGACCCCCCGGACGAATCCCACCG